TATTCGCGGCCTCGTAGGTTAGGCCGTTTTCTTTGGCGTAGTCTGCTATTTTTGGATCATTACCCGATGCGGAAGATGCGGGGCCCTTTTGTTCTTTTTTACTGCCATCGCCTATCAAATCTTTTAAACCTCTACCGGGCTGAAATCCTTTTAAAGTTCCAGTTTCACGAAAAGCTTCAACGCTTTGATTTTTGTTATTTGCAATAGTTTCTAATTCTAAAATACTCGCGTTTAACTTCTTTAGATTTGCCTCAGAAGATAGCTTTTCATTATAAGACTGGTTCATGATGCGCTCGCCTTCCTTTTCGGTGAACGCTGTACCCAATGTTGCTTTTAAACTAGACGACGCGGCCCTGCGAACGTCTTCACGTAGCTCAAGTAAACTTTCTGGCGTTAAAAAGTCTGGAAGTTGTCCTATAAGCCTGCCGGGACCGCCCTTTCCCGTATCACTAAATGACTGTAGCTTTTCACGAGCCCCATAAAGAAGCTCAAGATTCTTCTGGTGAACAGCTTTGCCGCTTTGTATCCATTCATTTGCCGATCCGGCAAAATCTTGATCTTGCTTAGTCTGACCCGGAGTTAATTCTTTTTTTAGATTACCGGACTCAGCTCCTATTTTTTGCCGCTGCAATTCTAAATCTTGTTTTTTAATGTCTAAACCTGCTTGCTCAATTGGAGTTATCTCAGGAACCCTTGCCCCAACGAATCGCCGACTAAGCGCGTCGCCCTCTCTAACACTTACCTCTCGAGAGCCCGGGACAGCCGTGTCAGATACGTTAAATTTATTCGGGTCTAATTCCTTAGCTGAAAAAATACCGGCAGCGTCGTCTTGAGATTTTTGCGCGGTTAGTCTCGATTGCGATATCTTATCGCCAACCGTTGAGATGTTTCCAAATGCAGTGACAAGGCCGTTTGCTAAATTAACGCCCTTGAGAACTTTGTCTAAAATGGATTCCTTTTGCTGAGTGGCAAAAGGCATATTGGGTTGTACTAAAGCCATTAAGCAACTCCCCCGCCCTGTTGTTGTTTCAAAATGGCCGCGGCGTTCATGATCGGCTCAAGATATTGCCGACGTTGTTCTGGAGGAAGCTCAGCCGTTGCTAACGCTGACTGCTTAAGCTGTTCCATTTGCGCCTGAGACTCCCCAGACTTAACTCTACGAGTGATTGCGCTATCCTCTGACGCTTGCACTCCTTGCCCAGGCCCGCCAGCTTGTCCGGGCTTAATGGCATCTCCAATTGCGCCGCCGACCGACGCTCCCGTGCCGAGTAGGCCGATGGTCGCTGGGATTGACAGGCCGCCAGTGGCGATTGCCGCCGCCCCTGCTCCGGCAATGCCGAGTAGTTTGCCAAGTCCGCCGAAGCCTCTTTTGGCCGGTTGTTGTGGTTGTTGTACATTTATAGCCATAAATTCTCTCCCATCAGCCGTCGCCTCTGCCGACGTAGTTGCCGCTGCCGTCGAAGACAAGGCCGTCGCCGAAGCCGTTGCCGCTGCCTCCGACGCTTGCTCTCGAGTGAGCGGGCGCTTGCGACCGACTTCTTACCTTGCCCGCTGACCCGCTTGGGTCAATTGTAGCCCATATCGCCTCGATAGCGCCTAAGGCTTTACCGGCCGAACCAAGCGATAGTGCCAGATTAAAATTAGTCGTCAGTTCGTTCATAGAAGCCTCATCAAGCGCCAGCTTGTTCATAAACGTATTCTGTTCTTGTTGCGCGCCGAACGTGCGATCGAATTGGTCTCCTTGCTGCCTTCGGGCAAGAGCCGATTCACCCGCAGAAAAATCCCGGCCAAGCCTTGATTCACCCGCTGCGAAATCTCTGCCGATCCCCGCCTCAGCGGAAGCGAAACTACGGCCAAGAGCCGATTCGCCCGCTGCGAAATCTCTGCCTGCTTTAGATTCTTTAGAAGCGAAGTCACGGGTGTCCTGAACCTCTTTACGACGCTGCCCCTCTTGAGCCTCTTGAACTTCAATGGCGCCGATTGCCGCCTCCTTTTGCTGACCTAAGTCACTCTGTAAAAGCTGGTTTTGCTGTAAAGCCGCGCCACTCTTTAAATTTCCAATAGACGCAAGCCGCCTTTGAAGCGCCTCGCCCTGTTGCTGCCCTTGGGCACCAATGCGCTGTGTCGCTTGATCCTTTAACTTTTGAAACTCTGGTAATTGTGGATGTTCTGGCATTACCGAAACCCTCTCTGATTGTAGTAAAATCTCAATCCTTGCACTTCGAATTTCTGATTTATTGTGTTTTTATTTGAAAATCTAAACTGGATGCGCTCACCCTTAGTTGTGCCTAAAAATATTTTCTTATCATCTTTATCCGAACTGCCGCCCCAAATGTCAAAGCCCCAAACTGCTGTGCCCCAAAGCGAGCCACCGGGGTTTAGGTTTACGTCGTATACGTTGCCATCGCCAGAGTCAGAGTCAGAGTCAACTTTGACGTTTACTCTCATGTCGTAATCACCCGGAAGTATCGACAAAAGTTTCATGTACCTAAAATCATTAAATGTCTGGTTATTCGCTCCGCGTTCCGTCGTATATTCTTTTGTCCAGAAATAAGAATCAATCGCAACTCCGTTATCGTTAAAAGAATTGGTCTCATACTGGTTGACGAAACACGGGGCTGTAGAGGTAACAAAATATAGCTTGTCGTCGTAAATAGTAAACTGCGCGGCTTCTATTCCAGTGTCAGGCGACCATGCGTATTTTGATTCACCGCCTGTTTTATCCAGTGAATAATCAAAAACCCAAACTCTATTATTTGTCGTGTTGCCATCGCCATGAGTTAAGGACGCATATCCAATTCCCTTGAAAATAATAGAAGTTATATTCTTAACGAAGCCCTCTTGAACTTCAAACATCTCGGGTTCTATTCGGTTCGAGATTAGTAGGCTTTGAATGGTTCCGAGCGTAAGAAAAGTTGTTGAACGCGCAACACCGCCGCCTGATAGTGGCGCGAATCCTACAAACTTGCCGCTTTCCATGACTGGCACCATAAGTTTTGCGTCGTACTCAAAACATCCATAAGGCGACTTGCTGCCATAAGGCGATTGCACCCTTTGAAGTACCCAATTCACTGGGTCAGTATCGGGCATGTAAATAATGTACTGATTTTTTCCGCAATTAACTAAGATATGATTCTCGAAGCGCTCAATTCCCCATACTAAGTCGGAGGTATTATCCCCGACCTTTAAAAAGTTCACCGAAGCGACAGTGTATGGTGTGTCAATATTAGTCCAAACTACAAAGTTAGGATTATTTGTGTCATTCATGAAAAGGCGCGATGCGTGGTAAACAATGCGATTATAAAGGGGCGGAACCCCGTTATCAGTCGGAGCGTTAACGCCTAGCGCCGCATCGGCGATATTGTCGCTAAATGTCGTTGCGGTGTTGTTCGCAATTGAACCAACCCGCTTAAACACTGTACCGCTCGCCGCTGTTCTATAAATTCTACGGGAAGCTACGCCGAAGCTTGCCGCGAATGTCGGCACCGAAGCCAGTGCAAGCGTCCCAGATGCCGCCGTGAATGTCGCCGTGGCAGGGCCAACATCGCTCTCGACAAGCGCACTATTGACGACGGTGACCTTGTAAACATAGTCGCCTGTTAAAAGGCCAGTGGCCGAACTTGATACCGTCGACGTCGTAGTGGGCGCGTAAATGCCGTGTCGCGTAAAGTCGCCATTATACTTGTAGGGTGTCGCCCCACCGTTGCAGAAAAAAATGTGCCCCTCCTGCTCCGCAGCGCCAACCCTGTTACCGGCTGTGAATACGCTTTGCGCAGACGGCACCGTAACGAATGTGCTGCCGCTCCAGTACTTCATGTCACCGCCAGCGAATACAATCATTGTCTCCGAGCCCGTGTCAGTGTGGCGCGTGTATAGGCCGTCTCCGACAGCCCCAGTGTTTACCGTTGCCGTGCCCAGTTTCGTTGTGCCGCCTCGCGTTCCAACCCCACCGCTTGAGAATCTTACATTTTTACAGTCGGGAGATTGATTGTCTTCAATTGTTGACGTGTCAAATTTAGAATTCATGCCGCCGTCAAACATCACTCGATTTTTGCCGGGGTAGACTCTTCTAAATTCGCTCATGGTTTACTTTGTACCAAGCGAAGTTGTGGGCAGTAGCTCTTCTAGCTTAACAATTGCGAAAGCATCGGCTCGCTTCGACCTTCGTATCTGTGATCTAATTTTTATTTTTTCTACATTCCAACGCTCCGAGTACCTGTCGTGCATTTGCCAATTTAAGTCCTTAGCGGCCATTTCTTTTATAACAAATGTTACAAGCGATCCGTGGAATCTAGATGGCATTGACAGCACCGATCCGGGAACCAACGCTTCCTCGTCGCAAAGTGCATAAACGTCAAGAGCGAGCACGCTGCCCGGAATGGGCCTTAAATTAAAGGTTCGATCCCAAATATAATAGTACTGCGGAACGCCCGTATCGGTAGAAAGTTGATTTTCAATAGTGAGAATGTCATCCTGACTCATGGAAATTTCTTTAAGTTTGCTACCGTTATATGTGATTCTTTTTATAGAGTTTGCTGTAGCTGGCCAAGCGTACTCCCTAGTGCCGATAACAGTTGAGCTTTGAAATCTCTTTTCGATAACCAGTCCGCAATCACGCGTCACCTCAAGCGAGCCCTCGTATACTATGTTTGCAATCTCCGCAGAGCTCCAATTATTATCGCCCGCAGCGTTATATCTATTTCTCGCCGAAGTTTCTATTTCCGCTAATGTCATTATTGTTCGCTCCGATTGGTTTTGATGACTAAAGCTGGCAATGTATAAATACGCGAGAATTCAGAAAATAGAGGGCTAGGTATGGCTTTCGTGAAATCTGCCATAAGACGAACCCCCCACAAGAGAATTTACTAAGAAATATTAAAAACCTTTTCAAACATATTTATTTGTCTCTTGATGCAATCTCTTCAACCCGAAGCTTTTTATACGACTTAGGGTGTGGTGCGCCGTCCGCATCTCTAACAATAGGGCTAAATAGTCCTAGAAAATCTGTTGCCTCGCCTCGCTCCATTTTAATAAATTGCTTGGGGGCAATACTCACTTCAACACCCTTAAAAGCTTGTGTGAAGGGGTACTCGTTGTCATTCCATACTTTTACATCCATATAAATTCCTTTCTTAATTTCCTTTGTCGTAACAAATAATTTTAAACGCTGCCGAGAATGAAACCACGGCAGTTGTGTCTATCTTGTAATACTGATGACCTGGCGGGACATCAATTATTACGCCAGTAATGGCGCTCCCCACAGTGAACGAAGCAAATTGCAGCGTAGAGCTATTGATAACCTTATTTAATTTCTTATAAGTGTTGCCGTCGCTCGACGCCGACAAGCTCCAAGCTGTGTTAGAGGTCATGCTAGGTACTTCAATATAAACAAGCGAATAAGGCTTACTTAAATCGACAGCAACGGACGTAGAGAAGCTCGGAATTGTTGCGTCATAGATTCTGCTTATTATAGACATTTTCTGAACCCTCGGATTGTTGCTGTCATTTTGATTCCTCCATTATATCGGCTATCTTTTGTAATACAATTAGCGAAAATAACGCTGTGTTTAAATTCTTGTAAGTCATTAATCAATCACGCCCACAAGCCTGAACGAGCACTACATTGCCGGAACCTACGCTACTAATAACGACACGTAGCATTCCCATCATATTCGAGGGAATGTAACTAGGCCCTATTTGTCCCGTGGCGGTGAAATCTTGCGAAAGCTTGGGCTTTAAATCATAGTCCTGCTGTATCGTCACGGCGAGTTAACTCCCGTAAACAACCAAGCAGAACACGTCGCCACTAGCCGCAGCTCCGATGTTTAAAATTCCGGGTCTAGCAGTAGCGCCCGACCCAATATTTCTCTTCATAAGAATCGCCGACGAGGCCATAGAAATAGGCGCGAGTGAGTGGCCGTGAATCACGCTTAAGCCGGTGTCTATATTTCCGCTTGAAGCGTCTACCGAACAGCTCATTACGTTTACGCGTAAATTACCGAATACCGTTTTATCTAAAAAATCTATTGTGAATGCCATTTGTGTTTCCCCTCTAAAAAAGAATTTTCATATCTGGTTTTGTTGGATCAAGGGCTTGCGCCTCAAGATGCCGACTCATGTGGTACATATCTAAAAAGCCCGCTAGCTTCATTTGCTTAATTGCAATCATGTTGCCCTCTGCAAAAGCCCCTAAAGTTCCTCCTTCAGTGCAGTTTAACCAAATCCCGGGCACCCGCAACGCTAAGCTGTCGAACCATGCTTTAAAATTCGCATAAGACTGCCAACTAAGAACTTTGTTACCGTATACATCTATCATCTTTACGACGTTTCCCAAGTTCGCGTCATACTTCGAATTCCACGCATGGAAGCGGCGCATATAACTAAAGCAAAAATCGGCCCCAACAAACGCTATCGGATTGCATCCAAGGTAACCTTTAGCAAAGTACAGGCACGCGCCCAGCACGTTGCCACCTGTCGAGATATATTGAAAGAAAGGCTCAATGGCATTAAGTTTTTCCATGTAGTCCTTCGACGGCACTGGAGAGTTCATAAAGTAAACCTCGCCCTGCCACTTTTCTAATAAACTTGGATGAGTCCCGATGAATGCAATTAAGATTTTGCCCTTAGATCGCTCCCAATACCATTCGGGATCATGAGAGCCGCCCTCGTAGACCTCTTCAACTGTAACCGGCCCAGCGTCAAGCGACATATAGAAATCGACATGAATGTCTTGATCTTCGAAATAATGAAAATTATGCAAGCAAGAAACCAGAGGAATCTCGCCACGATCTTTAAGTAAATGGCCATTCTTTTTGAGCGACGGGCCCGAGCCCGCAATAATGCAAGGCTTGTATTTGTGGGCGTTAAAGAACTTGCCTATGCCCCGATCTTTAAACGGCCCGTATTTCTTATGGTTAGCCTCGACGTTTTCGAGCCATATCTTTTCCCAGTGATTTGTTGTGGCGCTATCGCTCGAAGAGGATTGCGAATACATGGCTTCGGCTGTGATTGGGGGCGTCTCGATATTGTTTTGGAAATCAAGAATCATCTCAATAAGCTGGCCCTTGTCATGCTTTTCCTTGAGAGCCCTTAGCTCCAAAAGCTCTTTTTCTTCAATCATCAATGTCCTTTGCAAAAGAAACGGTTCTCGAAAGTTTATACCCCCCCGGTTTTAAACCCTCAAGAACCGCGTCCAGAATAATCTAAACCGGCAAGTTAACGTATAACGATGCAGCGTTTCCGCTTACGATCGCTGTAGTCAATTCTCCGACTTTGAACCCATCCACCGAACCAGTGGCAATTAAGCCCGCTGCTCCGAGCATCTTGGGCCCTGCACTTTGTGAAGACGCGCTTGAAGCAATCGCGACGGTTACTTTACCGCGCACGAGAGCCCATCCGTATTCAGCCGCAGGAATAGTTACGTGCTTAACAAAACCCACGCACCAATCACCCGAGACCGACGACACAGAGGCAGAGTATATGCCCGCCGACGCGGAAGCGGGGCGGGACATTCCCACACCAACTCCGGTCGCGGCAATACCTGCATTGTGAACATAAATATAGCGTTCGCCATCTGCTTCTACGCGAACGGTTCCAAGTGCCACAGTGGGCACCGCCGTTACGTGCGAGACTGAGTCAAATAATATTGGGGCAATATTTGTAGCCATTTTATTTTTCTCCCTTTCTTTATTAAGAGGTTAGTCCGGTGAAAACGCTCAAGAGTCGTAGGTTAGAGTAGCAAAGCGCACCCGCCCACAGGACTTTCGCAGATTCAACGTCTTGGTTAATTGGTCGCACAAAAGGAATGAACTTCATGTCGGCTTCTCTGTGCACTGTTAAGAAAAAATGCTCTTGATTGAGCATGAATACATGCGATCCGGGGGCCTTCGAATCCGCGAACCAAGGGGTGCCTTGAAATAGGATGTTGTCGAATCCAGCGTTAGCACGGTCCTTGTCTACGAAGCGTTGTTGCGGCTGCAACAGACCCCAATAGATGCTATGAAGCGCCCGGCTAGACGTGATAATCGTAGGCTTTTCATTATCCACAACAGCCGACTCGTAGCCAGTTTTAAGGGCCGGAAGCGACATGGTTGTAGTAGTGGTGTTTAGTTGCGGCCTCCACCACGAGTAATCAGTCTGAGAAATCCCGCCGACAGTATTCGAGGTAGACGCGGCAACACGAAGGCCGACCAGGGCCTTGGCGTCCGATCCGCTCGAATACAAGCCATCGCCAAGTTGTTGTGCCAAGGTTCGCTCGGCGTTCTTAACTTTGGCTTTAACGAAGTCGATTACCTGTGACTCGCCAGAGTTTTTCAGCTTGTCGATACCGGCAATCGAAATGTTGGCGTAGTATTGCTTCCACACAAACTCGGCGCCCGTGAAGACTTCTGAGTCAGTGGTGCTAAGCACATCGGTTCCGCTATATGTTCCCGCTGCTGACGTTTGAGCGTACTCAAGCGGCACAACGATGCGCTCTCCGCCGTCAATCTTTCGGTACCCGTTTCCTTTTTTCATTTCTGAAAGAAGTACGTTGCTATCGAAAATATTGTCGTAAAGTTTGGGTAAAAATTTCTTCTGAGTTATGGCGTTTATCTGATTTAATGATAAAGGCATTTTTTTCTCCTTTTAAAGCACCTAGCTAATCCCTAGTTCGGTTAGTATTTCTTCGGTGCTCGGATATGATTTTGTTTGTTTGGTTGGTTTAGTGAGTCCATCTCCAATTTTAGGTGCCGAGAGCTTTGCGCTCAGTAGACCTGTTTTGGATTGCTTCTCTTTTTGAGCTGCGAATTGCTCTCGAGCCCGCGTTTCAGCGCCCTTTATTAGATCATCATGGTAAAGGTCTAAAAAAGCAGCTTTAAACGTCTTGAAACCATGCAAATTTGCATGAGATAAAACATTCTGCTCCCTAGCCCTGCCATTATCACCTACCGAAACCCAATCTAGATCCTTATATTTTTCTTGGATGGATTTGATTTCAGTATCGAGCGCATTATCCTCTTTTGATGTTTCTTCAGCTTTTAATTTCTTCTCGTATTTGTCTATCACTCCTTCGAACTTAGTGAGTCGTTGAAGTAGAGGGTGGTCGGCTGGCAAATCCCCGTAGCCATCTTTCTCGGCCTGAATAACCGATTGGAGCTTTTCCCACTTGTCAGGATTGTCTCGAACCCAAGTGTCAATCGGCTCATAGTTACTGGCCATCTCTTGAGCTTGCTCGCGCTGTTGCTTCACTTCGTTCATTGTCTGAGCGTAGTCGTAGCCCTGCGATGCACGCTTTAGAATCATCGAAAGGGGCTCTTTGATGAGACGCCCCTTGTAGTTGTATTCATATTCCTGTTCTTTAGGCGGAGCTACCGGCACAACCGGCGCAGCTACGGTGGCAACTTCTGGCGCGACCTGCTCGCCCTCGATAGGGTCTGAAGGTGTCGGACCGTCGGCATCGTTGCCATATTTCGACATTAACGCGTCAACTTCGTCATCCGTTACATCAGTGGTTTGATTTTCAGAGGGGGTGAAAGGCATAATTACGCGTTCTCTACGGGAACACCGTTAACACCTGCTTCGGCGTCGGCAATTCCTTGGGGCTGCTCGGCTGCGCCCATCATTTCGCCCAACTGGCCTACAAGAGATTTTTGCCTCTCAGGCGATAGCTTCTGAAGTAAAATTCCGATTTGGTCAATAACCTGCTCTTCGGACTCTTGCTCGGGGGCTTGGCCGGGTACTTGTTCGGTGACTTGCTCGGGGGCTTGCTGTTGCGCGGGTGCGCCTTGAATTTGGGGCATGTGTATATAACTCCTAGTGTTGTCGTTTGTTTTGGGACTAAAAAACTAGATAAGTTTATACGATAAGTTTAGTTGTCGGTCGTATCATAACGAAACTTGAGGGGCTTGTACAATTCCCGCCTTCGCCGCCGCTGCATCCTGCTCGGCTTGCTGAGCCGCTTGCTGAGCCGCTTGGGCTGCGGCGTCCATTCGCTCCTTAACAGATTGCCAGTTTGGCCACTCTGAGGTTTTTAGAACCTCTTCTTGATCTATAATACCGGCAGCGAAAAACTCCATGGCGCGCCGATTCAGTTTTTCCTTCATGAGAGGCATCGAGGTTCCGGTACTCACTTTGACGTCCAGAGCGCCCTTGATAGGAATTTCCTGCTGATCCATGTATCCGCCATCGGGCCCCATACGTTGAACCATGGCGGAACGAACTGGATTGCCGCGCTCGTCAAGAACAGACTGCCCCATTTCGTCAACATGTTGCTTGATGTGAAACTTAAAATACTTTTGGGCGCCTTGGTTATTCGTCACACGAACAACTGTAGGCACGTCCCTATATTGAAGCACCCGGCTTAGGTACATTTGACCTAAGTCCTGAAGGCACGCGTCTAGAAAACGCGACTTAAGACGGGAGCGTGTTAGCGACGCTTCCTGCAAGTCGGAAATGGCCGCAGCGGCAGTCACGCCGGGAGGTGGCGACGACTCTTGAGCCCCCGAAATACCGTTAAACCAGCCCTCCATGCGATCTACGAGTTGTAGGACATATGGCTGGAGATCAACGCCCGCTTCGCGGCGCACCTCGCCGTTTTTGTTTTTCTCTATGATTAGCCCGGGAGAATTAACAAGGTTGTCGGTATCGACGCCGCTTTCGTCGTCCACTATCCAGATTGGATTTCCCATCAGCGTCAACACATCGAGAGAGAATGAAATCAATTTGTTGAATATTTTCTGCGGAGACTCTTCTTGCTCAATGTCGCCCATGCCCCAAAACTCACGGGGCAGCATGTAGTTTAAAAGCCTCGCGTAAGGAAATTTCTTGTCTTCGTACGGTATGGGGCCGTCTTCGCACAGCACGCCCCCGGCTACGACTATTTTTCTACCCATCGGGAACTTAAGGCGCTTGTTACCCTGTTCATCTGTCTCTTGATCGTTCGAGAGCATGTAAATGGTTTTTTTCAGAGTTTTTCTGTCAAGAAGTGACTCCATGCTGTGGCCTGATTCGCGCATAGACTTGGTTTCGTCTATCGGTAGCCGCAATTGATAGATGGGCTCAAGCTCTGTCTTCTCGCTTCGTATCGCGTCGACGATGTCAGACTTAACGAAGCGCCCGACATCTGGGTATTCGCGCTTGATTTGGTCAATGCCCACGGGCTCGGCCTTTATAAACGATCTGGCCTTTTTGTTGACGTCCGTCGCTGATGGATCTGGATAGCAAGCGAACGGGTCGCATGACTCCATGGAAATGTCTCCTTCCATGGGCTGAGCTTCGGGATTGTGCGTTAGCGATAGAAAGCCTGTGCCGTAAAAATGGGCATCGTAGACGGATGCGGTCAGCTCCATAAGCCAGTTGTTCTTTATCCAGTCGGCCTCCGAAAGTTCGCTCATTATGTCAGCAAACTCTCGATCGCTCGGCTCTTGGGGTATGAACTCCCATCGTGGGCGCGTGTCGGTAATGATCGGCACGCTACTGTTTATTGACTTGAAAATGAGGTTAATAACCTCTGAATGTCGGTACGAGGGTCGCTGCTCACGCCATTGCTGGCCTCGATACATTTTATAGTAATTCATCCAGCTTTTGTCGTACTGCGAACGCCAACGCTTCGAGGTAGCAAATTTCTTCTCGACCATGCGCATCGTTTTTCGCTCATATTCAGTAGGATTGTAATTATCGCCTGAATCGGCCTCGGGCACCTCGGGCTTAGTTAACTCATGCTCTCCACCTATCATAAAGCGTCCCATTCCTTTTGTTTTCTAGCTGCCGAGGCGTCAGAGCCTTCGCGCTTCATTGCTTCAGCGGTTTCACTGCCGACTTCGACGACTCCGCGCCTTCGGGCCAACTCTTCCCTATGTTTTTTATTTTTAGTCACCGCGCCAAGTCCGATGTTGAATTCGGCGTGTTGAACCGCTGCGCCCATGATCTGGAAGCGCCCCCATACTCGGTCTAGAATATTGCCACAACCCTCGCAGTGCTCAGTCATTCCCGCTTGGTGCATCGATTTGTTTATGACGTGCTCTTTTTCGCATTTCTTACAAATGTATGGATATTGCATTTAGCCCAAATAATACCATTCAAGACCATTTTTCCACAGTCCGATGCTTCTTTTTTAAGATGCTATCAAATGGATTGGTGCTCTCGGGAACACGAATCTTGGGCTGTGATTTGATAATAAGGTGCCGTGTACCGAGCGTTATGTATCTATCAACGTCTTGAGTGTGATCCGCCGCGCCTACTGGATTCATTTCCTTTGTATCGTCATCGGGGCCCAAGTCGTCAGGCTCGGGGTAGTGATAAAGCTCCCGCTCGTCGGACGTATATGGGCACGATCCTGCAAACTCTTTGTATCGCCTAGATTTAATTATCTGGTAATGCAGGTCGATGCCGCGCCGAATGGAGCCCTTGCCTGTATCGGCCCCCTCAGCCGGAAGCTTGTTCCGGTTAAACTCCTCTATGTGGCCGGGCTGATCTGTGCCGCAGAAAATGCGCTCAACAGGCCAGACTGCTAAAGCACGTCGAACGACTTCCATTTGATCGGGCAGCGTTAGCCCCGTTTTATAGAACTCAGAGAAACCGAACTCCAACCCATCTGGCGTTATAGCTCGAATCTTAAACACGAAAGGGTCGGTGTAGCCCCAGTCGATGCCGCCGAAGAATCTCGTACCTGGCGGAAACTCGAACGGCTCTATCAAGTTCTGTTCGTCGTCCCAACAATCATAAACGAGGCCCTGCATTCGCCCCCACTCGCCGCCGAATAGCATTTGATACCGGCGCGGATCCATTGTGTTTTGCTGCCTAGTTCGAACTTCTGGATTTGACAGCGAGTTGTAGGGATTTTCCCACGAAGCGGCTTGGATAAGATTCACGTCTTTACTTGAGAGCTTGCCGGACTTCAAAGGCCGAATGATGTCCTTGAAAATCCAGTTCATCGTGTATGGCGAAGTAGTTAGCATGATTGGGCAATTATTGGTCGATTGCCGGCCTTTTATGGTTTCCCAGAAGTATAGCGAGAATAGCCCGGCCTCATCGCCCCAAATTGCGCGCGTATTCGGTATGCCCACAATAGAGTCGGGCTGGGTATTTGTGCGGCAATAGACCGTCCCGCCTGAGTGCATTACAAACATGTCATCTTTTTGCTTATATTCGCCGTAGCCGTCCATGACCTTTAGAAAGTGTGGCAGCGTTGATTGCTTGAGAATTTTATAAGTCGGGGCTGTGATTATGAAATTGTCGTCTTTGTTGTTGAACGTGTGCAGGTGCCGCTTGAGCCACAGCGCGCCCGAAAGCGTCTTTCCCCATTGAACCCCGGTGCCCAGTATGGTCAGGTTTGTATCGGAGAATATCGCTTCTTCTTGTTTCTCAGAATGCGGGCAAAACTCTTCTTCTTCTTGCTCACTCACAGTCAACAAGAGCCAGCGGCTCGCCCACGGCTTTCGTGACCTTTGAGATGCGTCCGGTTATTAGATGCACGGTTGCTGGATGCGCGCCCACAGCGTCGTTTACCTTTGAGCGGTAGAGCCCGAAATTCTGATTATAGGTTAGCGTGTCGCCCGGCTTAATGTCCGCAGTAACAATGGCCCTGCGCTTATGCCTAAAAACCATGTCCTGTTCGGACTTTACCCATCCAAGCCTAGGCTCATCTGTGTATTGCAGCGCGTGAACCATCGCTTTGAAGTCGTCTACGTTTAGTGCATGTGGCGCGTCTGGCGTGTCGGTGTAATTAAAAGGATTGAAATGCTTTTCTAGCACTAGTGCCCCGTTGTCGCGGGCCAGCATGGGTACTGAGTAGACTTCTTTCGAGTGGTCGGAGAATCCTGTCATGAAACCCATGGAGCCCACAAGCTCGTCCATTAAAGAAAGTTTACGCATGTCTACGTGCGTAGACGGGTAGGCGGCTTCACAGTAAAGGAACGTGACATTCCGTCCGGGCACCTCGTCAAGAAGCTCGGCCACAGCGGCTATGTCAGCCAGCGATTGGCCGCCGGTCGATATGTATAACGGCTTTCCCAAAGCCATAAGAACGGCGAGCATGTCGACGTGGCACATCTCGCTCGAGGCCAGCTTATGAGTTTCTACGTATGGGTCTATGGCTCTAATGCCTTCCACCGAGAATGGGGTGCACATAAACTCGATTCCAACGGCCTTGGCTTTCTCTGAGAGCTTCGGCAACCACTCCTTGGGCATAATCCCCGTATGGCTAGCAAGCTCGCATGGGTAGCCGTATAGCTCATCATGAGTGTAAAGTTGGAACTTAACAGCGTCGGCACCCACGGACTTGGCTAGGTGTGTTGCGTTGATGCAATCGTCCAGTGATTTAAAGTTAGAGCCCACTTCGGCTATTATTTTCATTTCGAACCTCCAACTGGTTTCTCTATTCCTAGCACAATTTCCTCACCGTTTAGTCGCTTTATAACAGTCGCTTTTGGCATAGTGATTTCCAATTGTTCCTTCACTTTTCCTATAAGTCGATTGAGGATAAAGTCTAATCGTGTTTGGTCTCCCATAACTACGGCCTTGTGAATGATCGAAGCCAACATGAGCTCTAGCATTGGCGTGTTGTTTTTTTTGACCGCTAGACTCAACTCATCTTTCGTCATCGTTATGTATTTAGTAATCAGAAGTTCTAGTCTTACAGGGGTTAAGCGTTGAACCATTTGCAGGTCGGGTGGTAGTCGAGTGGCCTTACCTCCGAGAATTGATTCTTTATTGCCCTTTTTAAACATAATGCACCGCTGCGGCGTTTAGCAGGCTGTTAAGGCGTCGCGTCATACATTCC